CAGACATAAAAATCCTTTTTTTTAGTAAATTTATAAATTTTATCAAAAAAATTAAAATTCCCTCTGAAACTCCTAAAAATAACTGTTTCACATCACAAAACCATAACACAAACATCACGCCCATAACATAAAACATAGGTCACTGTCAAGTCGCTTTTTTTTGCTATAGTTCTGAAAATTAAATAAATCTTTAGGAGTAGAAGCAGATGCAAAGAAAAATTGTTCAACTTATCACTTTTTATCTGCTGGTGTTTATCTCTTTGACAGCATCTATCCACTCTATTAAGTTTTTTCCTTATCTCTCAGAGGCACAACAACTAGAGTACTTCAATTTGGCATATTCATTAATTTTGCTCCTGGTCCCTATGGCTTTTTTAACTAGTATCTTTAGAGGTGCCAAATGAATTTAGACCAACTCTTTAACTCACGAAGTACCGATGAACCAGTGAACATGACCAGCTCCTCTTTTTTTGAGAAGTACTTCTCTTCACAAAAGTCACTCTCAAAAGAGAGAGCCATGCAAATCACTACGGTCTTTGGTTGTGACCGAATTTTAATGGAGACAGCAAGTTCTGTCTCTTTGCATCTGTATCGTGTGATTGAAGAGGGGAAAGAAAAAGCTAAAGATACAAAGCTTTACAACATTTTAAATCTCCAACCAAACCCAAACATGACTTCTGCTACATGGCGAAAGATGATGGTTCACGACATTAACATGAGGGGGACACACTTTTCTCAAATTATAAGAAACAGAAGAGGTGATGTTATCGCCATCTATCCGTTAAGACATGATGCAATGGAGGTAAAAAGAGATACAGAGGGCAATCCTATTTATATCTACAACACCAAGAAACATGGTCGAGTCATTTTTCCAAAATCTAAAATATTGACCATCTTCGCACTGCCTGATGATGACGGACTAACAGGCATAACGCCAATTACGAGGGTCATGCGAGAGTTCAGATATGCTGATACACTACACACCTTTGGTCAAAAGTGGTTTGATGAGGGGGCGAATGCATCGGGGATTTTTAAGAAAGATGGTGTTCTCAATACAGAGGCATTTGAAAGATTAAAAAAAGATTTAGCAGAGAACTACCGAGGATTAGCCAACTCAGGTAAACCGATGCTTTTAGAGGATGGACTAACTTTTGAACGTCTTACTATTGCGAACAATGAATCTCAATTTTTAGAGTCAAAAAAGTTTTCTAAAGAGGAGATAGCTTCTATTTTTCGAGTACCAACCCACTTACTCAACGGTTACGATGGGGCGACTTTTTCAAACATAGAGCAACTCTCTCAGGAGTTCATTCAGTTCACCATGCTCCCTTGGTTTACCACAATGGAACAAGAGATGTCGGTCTCTCTTCTCTCGAAAAAAGAGCAACAAGAGTACAAGATACTCTACAACGTAGATGCTCTTTTGAGAGGGGACTACAAATCACGTACCGAGGGTCACGCTACGCTTTGGCGTATTGGAGCGTTAAATCAAAATGAGATTCGTTCCTACGAGGGGAAAAACGCCATTAAAGATGGGGACAAGCACTATGTGGAGATGAACATGATACCGACTGAAAACATACAAAAGGAGAATGCATGTCAAAAATAATCATTGACGGAACGATTGGCAAGGACTACTGGGGAGATGATGACACCATAATCTCTGCAAAAAAAGTGAGAGACGCACTAAACGAACAGAGTGGTGATGTCACGGTGGAAATTAACTCGGCTGGTGGGTCGGTAATGGAGGGGATTACCATTCATAACCTCTTTAGAGATTACGACAAAGGAACAGTTACTGTTCACATTGTCGGAATGTGTGCCTCCATTGCTACCTACTTGGCACTGGGTGGGGACAGCGTAAAAGCTCATGATAACTCTGTTTTTATGATTCACAATGTAAAAACATGGGTCAACGGTGACCACAATGACATGAGAAAAGTAGCCAATACCACCGAGGGTCTCACTAAGCTCTTGGCAAAAGCTTACGCAAAACAGACAGGTCTTGAAGAGAAGCAACTGTTAAAAATGATGAACAATGAGACATGGCTTTATGGTTCAGAAATCAAAGAGAAAGGGTTTGTAGATGAAATTATTGAAACAGATGATGACAGCAGTAACCGTGCCGAGCTTGTAGCCTTGGCACAAGAGACGTTCAACTCTACGGAAGACTTTGTGAAAGCAAAAACAGAAGAGAGTGAGCAGGTGGAGGCAGAAGCCTTTCTAAAAACAAAAATGGTAAACAAAGGAACAATCCGTTCCCTAAAAGCAAAATTAGATTTAAAAAACAAGGAGATAAACCGATGAATGACGTAGCAAAAAGAGCAGCACTGTTGGCACTAATGACAGACTTTGTAAATGAGCATCCAGAAATGAGTGCTGAAGAACTAGCAGAGTATGAAAACATGGAAAAAGAGTATGATGCTTTAGACAAGAAGATAAAACGCCTTGAAGCCTTAGCACGAAAAGAGAAGTACCTAAATGGTACAGATGAGCAGCACTTCGAGGGTGAAGGTGGTGGACAAGATGAAACTAACGAATACACCAATAACTTTTTAGCCTACGCAAGAACAGGGGACAAGGCAGAGTTTCTAAACGTACTCTCCACCCAAGTTGCTGAAGATGGTGGTTACCTCGTTCCTGAAGAGTGGGCAACTAAAATTATTAAAAATCTACGCAGTAGAACTCATGTGAGAAAGTATGCAACCGTCATTAAAACTGGGGGAACATACAACATGCCAACTGCAGGAGCAAAGCCTGTCTTTGGTTGGGTAGATGAGCTTGGTAAGTATCCAAAACATGACGTAAAATTTGGAAACAAAACATTAGAGGCACATAAGTCTGGTGGAATCATCTTGGTCTCAGAAGAGTTGCTTGAAGATGAAAACTTTAACTTAGAAGAGCATCTCCAAGAGCTTACAGAAGAGGCATTAGACATTGTTGAGGGGACAGCCTTTTTAGTAGGAGATGGAGTCAAAAAACCAAAAGGAATCACCAAGTCTATCTTGGCAGAGAACACTTTAGAAACAGCCGTAACCGACACCATCGCACTAACAGATGTTGAGAACTTGTTTCTGCAACCCAAAGCAGGTTACCGTAAAAATGCGACTTGGATCATCTCTGAAAAGTTCTTTAAAGCAATTTTTAGAATGAAAGATGCCGATGGAAACAGAATCTGGTCACAAGGGTTTGACAGCAACGAACAAGGGCGAATCTTTAACCGACCATATGAGATAGATGACACACTTCTCGCAGAAGCTGGAGAGCCGTTGGCAATCTTTGGGGACATCTCAAAATACAAGATTGCTGACCGTGGAAGCATTGGCTTAAAAAGAATTGGTGGTTACGAAGAGGATGGCATGGTAGGGTTCAAAGTCTATAAAAGAGTAGATGGAAAGCTCACCATTGACGAAGCCATTGCTATGTTGAACAACAAGGCGTAATTATGAGAGTTGTCCTACTTGCTCCCTTGGTAAAAGGTGACGACTCTTTCCCTGTTGGGAAAGAGCTTGACTTTACGGATGAAGAGGCGATTGCTCTTGTGGTTCAAGGGTCAGCCAAACCAAAAAACAAAAAAACCTACGAAACAGCTCTAAAAAAACTTGAAACTGCAAAAGCAGAGCAAGAGGAGCTGGAGGTAAAAGCCTATGCAATCTTAAAACAAAAAGAGCTAAAAGAGAGTGCTGAACAGTTAGCAAAAGAGTTGGTTAGTACGCTTGAACTGATTGAAGATGAAGAGTTTAAGAGTCTACTCAAGCTTGACTCCTTTTGCATTGTAAGTGAAACGACAACAGAAGAGACAAAAACAGAAGAGACAGAAACAAAAGAGACCACCAAAGAATGAAACTAACCCTCATAACGCCACCAACTACCCTACCTGTTGACCTCGAGGAGGTAAAACAGTTCATCAGAGTAGTAGGGAACGAAGATGACGCACAGATAGAGCTGATGATAAAAGCAGCACTAAGCCGTGCCGAAGACATCACGAACCTAACACTTGGAGGTGTGAGCGTTTATGAGTTGGAGCTAGATGGATTTAAAAACATTCGGTTTCCTAAAAATCCACTCTTGAAAGTGGAAAAAGTAGAGTATGAAAAAGAGGGGGCAATGGTTCTGCTAGACAATTCTAAATACTAT